GGGGAAAGGGGATTTCACAATATCCGGTCACTATGTTGTCATATATGGGTATGATAACGAGGGATTTATGGTAAACGATCCTAATTGCGTAGCAAGGAGCAGTAGGAGATGGGCATTCAGCGAGATTGAAAATCAGATTAAAAGTATATGGGTATATGACAAAGAGAAATAGTAAGAAAGGAACCCTACAAAAGACAAACCGCCGCACTATGGCCATCATCCGCCATATGCGGCGGTCTGCCGTTTCCGCAGGCAGACCGGGCGGCCTGATAAGGGAAATTACTTGGAAAGCGGGGAGGTTAGAGGTAATATGCTGTCAAGTACCTTTCCCGGTTTTTATCTGTCTTTCGGAGAAAAATCTGTATATCAGGGATTGATAAGATATATATTTTTCATAATTTTTTTAAAAAAGTAAGTGTTTTTAAATTTTTATTCGTATTATATTATATAAAACTGGCCAGTTAAATGTACTGTTTGAGAAAGGGGTATCTGTGATGAATGATAAAAAAATAATCTCAGCAATCGAAGCACGGGACGAGCAGATGCTGGCATTTGTAGTACAGAAATTTTCCAAACTTCTCTGGAAGATTGCTGCATCCATTTTAATCAATGCGACTTCCGCTCAAGATGTGGAGGAATGTGTAGCAGATGTGTTTATTTATCTGTGGCAATATCCTGAAAAGTATGATCCTGACAAAGCGAAGCTATCTTCATGGCTTTCTGTAGTCGCAAGGTCGAAGGCAGTGGACAGTTACCGCCGGATCACCAGAAAAAGGGAAATATCTATGGAAGAGATTGTGGTGGAAAGCCTGGGATACGCTGAAAATGATGTGGCAGATGAAGAAAAGGATAAATTGCGCTCCTGTATTGAAGGATTGGACGAAAAGGAAAAAGAGCTGGTCATAAGGCGGTATTACTATGAGCAGAAACCGGCGGAGATTGCGGTTGCACTGGATATGCCAAAGAAACAGGCGGAAAACAGATTATATTATGTGAGACAGAAACTGAGAAAAATGATGGAGAAGCAGGAAGGAGAGCGGTCATGATGAAAGAAAAACATTTCATGAAAAAGTACAGCAGAGAAAACCTTAAGGATATACAGGCTATTGTGCAGGAGAAAACAGGAGCAGCCATTGTTCCGGACAGAAAGCCGGCCGGATATAAAATCAGGAAGATGGCGTTTTTAGCTGGCAGTTTGTTATGTTTGGTATCGCTAAGTGTTTTTGCTTATGCAAAGTTTTCAGGCCTGAATGGGGATTTGGCAGGGTTTGCATCAGCCTATCAGGGTGATGGCAGGTTTGAGATTGTCATTATAAATGATTCCGACAAGGAATTGGAGCTGCAAGATGATGTAAAGGTCATGCAGTGGTCAACTAGTAAAGAGGTAGAAGGGGACAGTGGTAAGATCAGGATGTCCGGACAGACAATATTGCCTCACTCTCAGGGAGTCGTTTCCATTGATATATCAGAAGGCTATGATGTGAAGGCAATGGAAGAAAATCTGCCGGAAGGAGATTGGTACTATTTTATTTTGACTAATAATAATTTTGCCTTTGGGCAGGACTGGATGTGTTCCTTTGACTTTGATATCGAACAGACAGAAGATGTCATGGACAGATCGGCAGATTTTATGGAGCAGATAGCAGGGGAACAAAGGACAGAAGAAAAGCAGTATGGTACGGGAGAGCTGGTCTTCCCGGAATGGAGCTGGCCTACAGTCAGCAGGAAAGTGTCAGGGCTTTATGGCATACGGGAAAATGGAACTCATTCGGATCATATAAATATTGCCGGAACAGCCGGAGATGAAATCTATGCAGTTGCAGATGGAGTGGTGCTGGAGGCAGCATTTGAAAGCTACTCTGGAAACTTCATTGTAGTGGATTTAGGAGATGGCATTACAGCTAAATATGGGCATCTGAAAGAAATAAAGGTGTCCGAAGGCGAGGAAATAAAGCAGGGACAGGTTATCGCAATATTGGGACAGACCGGAATGGCTACAGGACCTAATCTGATGTTTGCAGTAAGCATCAATGGGGAGGAAGTCAACCCATTTGTAGAATAGAAAGACAACTTCCTATCAAAAGAAAAAGACAGCTTCTATCAGCCTATATCGGCTGGAAGCAGAACGGAGGCAGGTATGTATAAAAAACGTATGATAATAACGGTTATGATGGCTGTATGCTTTATAACAGCCTGCGCACATAAACCGGACAGTGAGGAACAGGTAGACATCAGAGATGCCGTGGGAGACAGCGGGCATCAGGAAAGCTGGATGGAGGAAGACGGAGCGGGGATCCTGTCAAATGATGCAAAGTCCGCTTCGGATGAAGAGCCTGCTCCAGACAGCAGCTTCCCTGAAATTGATTCCGCAGAATCCCCTAATAATTCTTTCGACAGGGAGGTTTCAGAAATCCTTGCTGCCTGCGCAGGCACAAGGATTGAACAGACCATTGAGGCAGCAGAGGGTACATCGCTCCTTATCAATGCTGATGTCAACGTGGAGGGGATAACCAGAGTTAGTCAGTATGAATATGTTCTGGCAGACATTACTGAGGAAAAACGTGCAGATCTTTTTAAGGCGGTATTTCCGGAAACAGCGGATCAGGCTGAATATGATGAATTGAACGATGTCTGGACGTTGGATATTGATCCTGCCATAAGGAATTATTTTCTATATCAAATCAGCTATTCCAACGGAGGCACCACCATTCCCGGTGAACAGATCATCGTGTTTGAGAACAGATATTATGACCTGTATCCTTTTGAGGATAACCGGCTGGGTTCCGTTTCAGACAGCAGGGTAAATGCTTCTCTGGATGAGGCAGAGAGTGTATGCAGGCGGGTAGTGGATTCCATAACAGATACAGAAGATTATGCAGTGGACTTTATCCATGCTTATGGGAATGGTGGGAGACGCCCCTATCTGAAGCTGGTATTTAAGCGTATGCTGGACGATATGCCTGTAACGACATACAATGACCTGGCATTGTTGTTTGATAATAATGGTATTGAAAAGGTATCAGGCTCCCTGTTTTCCGTAAATGAGATCGGGCTGGACAAAAAACTGCTTTCCCCGGAGGAAGCTGTCGGGAAACTGCAGGAACAGGCGGCATTTCTGGACTTTAAGGGGGAGAGCCATGTTACAGTTACCGAGATCACTTTAGAGTATGTGGTGGTCATGTCCCCTGATGGAAAGATACTGGTTACACCTGTCTGGAGGTTCCAGCTTGGAGAAGATGAGGATGGGAGGAACTTCCTGCGCCAGAAGATACTTGGAATTGATGCGGTTACAGGGGAACTGATATGGGAAGAACGGGGGCATACACTGTGAGTAGGTCAAGTACCTTCCCCAATCTTCTATCTGTCTTTCAGGGAAAATCTGTATGTCGGGAACTGTGATGAAATTCTTACATATACCGCGGGCGTGGGCAGGCATGAGAAGGAATTGAAAGCGGAGACAGAAGTACATGGGGATTTAAAGGCTGCCTACTATGATGCGTTCCGGGCGGCAAGGCAGGAGATAAATTCCAGGATGGAAGTGCAGGGCGGTTTTGATGCGAGGCCACAAATACAACGGGAGAACTTCACAAATTAACTTTTCAGGAGGCATGGTGTGAAAAAGAAACTTATTATTGTTTTTGTTGTGATAGCGGTGATTCTGCTGCTGATTCCGATTAAAAAGGTTTATGAGGATGGTGGGACACAGACCTACACATCCTTGATTTATAAGGTGATTGTCTGGAAGCAGATAGATGGGAAAACAGGAATGGAATTTTACATTTTTCCTAATAATTTCCAACAGTTAGATTACTACGAGTGACTTTTAAAGAACAAATGATAAAAGGGAACCAAGCAGAGAGTAACTATTGCTTGTCTGGTTCCCTTGTTCCATATCAGTGCAGGGAGGCGGTTGTCAGTGGAAAGGATCAGATGCCCGAATCCTAAATGCGGGCGGCGCATCCTTGACATTGAGGAGATGCCGCCGGGCGAGACGGTGTTGGAAATAAAGTGCAGGCACTGCGGGGAAGTGGTTCGGGTGGGCCTTGGCCCGAAGAAGGTACATAGGAAGAACAGGCGGCAGGGGTAGCCCTGCCATTTTTTGTATCAGCCGTGATTAGGAATGTGCTTTGTGGGCATACTTACAGTATACATGGTAATTTATGGAAATTATCACTGTAAGGATGCCTGTACAGAACCGTTCCGCTGATCATGGTTAGAAATCCAGAAGTGGCTGTGGGAGGAATTGAGAGATGTGCAAAATAAGGTGTCCGCTGTGCCGGAGGAGGATCTGCGATATAATCGCCACCGTGGAGGGAAGGACAGTCATAGTGCTGAAATGCCCTTACTGCGGGAGGATAGTCAGGCTGGAATGGCTAGTACAGACCTCATTGAAAACCAAATAATGTTTACTCAAAATGAGCGAGCGGCCAAGTGACGAACTGCGAAGGGCCGGAGTAAAGCTAGAGACCAATACCTTAGCTTACTCCGGCCTTTTTTACGTTTCAAGGTAGTTTCATATCAAATAAATACAGTGTTTCTGGCTTTACGAGGGAGTAAAGAAAGGAACGCTGTATGTCTGGAAAAATCAAAACATTCTGCGTCCTGCCGGGTTCCGGCGGGAGGCCTGAATGAAGATCACCTATGAATTTGTGACAGGGGAAGTCTCCGAGGTGGAGGTGGACGAGCACCTCGGAGGGATGCTGCTGGATTTAGACCGCCAGCAGTACAACAACGACCAGAAGGAGACCCGCCGCCCATGCCCTGGCGAGGCGGCATGGATTGATGAAGAAGGGGCATACCCGGAATCGGACGATTCCTTCGGTCAGGTCTCCATCGGCGCTTTCAAGGTGGCGACCATGATCAAGGTATCGGATGAACTGTTAAATGATAACGTATTCAACTTAGAGGCTTACATCTCCAAGGAGTTCGGGCGCAGGATCGGCACCAAGGAGGAGGAAGCCTTTTTCATTGGGGACGGCAAGGGCAAGCCTACGGGCATCCTGAATGCCACGGGCGGCGCATCCGATGGCGTGACCACGGCAACCGCCAACATCACTTTCGATGATGTAATGGATTTATTCTATTCCCTGAAAGCGCCTTACCGCAAAAAGGCGGTGTGGCTGCTGAATGACACCACCGTGAAAGCCCTGCGGAAACTGAAAGACAATAACGGGAATTATATCTGGCAGCCTTCCGTGCAGGCAGGGGTGCCGGACATGATTTTAAACCGCCCTTACCACACTTCCTCCTATGTGCCGGAGATGGCGGCGGGCAGCAAGGTGATGGCGTTCGGTGACTTCTCTTATTACTGGATTGCTGACAGGCAGGGCAGAAGTTTCAAGCGTCTGAATGAACTGTTTGCAGCCACCGGGCAGGTAGGATTCCTTGCTTCACAGCGTGTGGATGGCAAGCTGATCCTTGCCGAAGCGGTAAAGACCATGACCGTGAAGAAATCTGCATCATAAGAAGGGAGGCGGCATGGATGGCAGTCCTGACATTGGAGGAAACGAAACAGTATCTCCGGGTGGACAGCAGTGATGAGGATGGTTTCATTTCCGGGCTGATTGAGACCGGGGAGAGGCTGTGTGCGGATGTGGCGCGGATGGAGAAATCAGAGCTGGAAGCGCACCTTCCGATGGTGCGGATTGCCGTCTTCTATGCCGCCGCTTATCTATATGAACACCGGGAGCAGGCAGATCATGGGGAGTTAGTTCAGACGCTGCGCTCCCTGCTGTTTGGCATACGGAAAGAGGTGTTCTGATGGCGCTTGGGGAATGGAAGGACAGGATAATCATTCAGAAGAGCGTGGCGGGCAATGACAGAGCCGAGAACCATGTGCTGGAATGGCAGGATTATTACACCTGCCACGCCTATGTGAACAACCTTTCTGGGAAGGAGTATTGGGAGGCGGCGCAGCTTAATGCGGAGAAAGAAGTGTTTTTCCTTATCCGCTATTGCAGCGAAGCCGCCGCCATTGATACGGAGCATTTCCGCATTATCTTCCGGGAGCAGATTTATAACATCACGTTCATTGACAACGTGAAATATCAGAATAAAACCATAAAGCTGCGGGCGGCTTTGGAAAAAAGGGGAGGCTGAATAAATTCTCCCTTTGGAAAAGAGGTAGGAATGTCAGAAAGAAAAGTATCCATCGAGCAGATGGCGGAGGCGGTCATGGACGGCCTGATTGAATATGCCGGGCTTGCCACGGACGTGATGAAGGACTGCGTCACCAAAGCTGGGAACACGGTGAAATCGGAAGTGAAAGCCAATGCCCCGGTTCGGACGGGGCAGTACAAAAAGGGATGGGCTGTGAAAAAGCAGAAAGAGACCGCCAATGCACTGGAACTGGTGGTGCATAACAAGAAAAGGTATCAGCTTACCCACCTTTTG